AAATGAATTTTTATATAATTATGTTAAAGAAAACAATTAAGTATACAGATTATAATGGAACAGAAAGAACTGAGGATTTTTATTTCAATCTCACTAAAGCAGAGATTTTAGAGATGGAAATGTCTGAGGCAGGCGGACTTACAGCAAAACTTCATAGAATTATCGAATCGAAAGATAATCGCGAATTGATGAGACATTTCAAATACATTATACATAAAGCATATGGTGAGAAGAGTGATGACGGCAGGAGATTCGTAAAGAGCGATGAAATCAGTACAGCTTTTGAGCAGACTGAAGCATACGAGGAGTTATTCATGGAATTATTTAGCGACGCTGAAAAGGCAGCTGAGTTTGTGAATGGTATAATTCCGCAGGGAATACCTACTACTGATATAGTTGATAAGTCTAATGTATAAATATGCTGCATATAACGGTTCCTGCTAGAGAGCTATTTGATGAATCTACGCAGGAGTTTATAACAACAAAAGAACATAAGTTGACTCTTGAACACTCATTAGTTAGTTTGTCAAAATGGGAAGCGATGTATGGTAAACCGTTTTTATCAAAGGACGAAAAGACATTTGAGGAGTCAATAGATTATATAAAATGTATGTGTACGACGCAAAATATTGACGATAGTATATTTAAGTTATTAACTACGGATAATATTAGCGAAATAAATGCATACATAGAAGCTCCGATGACAGCCACGTGGTATAAGCGTGAATCCTCCAACCAAGGACGAGTTGTAACATCGGAGCTTATTTATTATTGGATGATTACTCTAAACATACCATTTGAATGTCAAAAATGGCACTTAAATAGATTATTAACATTAATAAACGTATGCAATCTAGAGAATCAGCCAAAGAAGAAAATGAATAAAAAAGAATTATATTCTAGAAATGCAGAGATAAATGCAGCTAGAAAAGCAAAGATGAATTCTAAAGGATAAATAATGAAATCGGAAGAAGGTAAAAAATTATTACGAGGAGATTATACACAATATACCGTATCAGGCAAAGGATATTTTGTTAGGAATGGTCAATATTTTACAAGACCAAAGAGAGGCGATATTGTATATTTTTTCTCTAATAAAAAAGGTAGAGTTGCGCATGTCGGTATTGTGGTTCAGGTTATACAGTATAGCCCAGACCAGTATAGCATGATAACAATAGAAGGTAATACTTCTGATGATGGACAATTCAATAGAAACGGGGGCGTCGTCGCTAAGAAGACATACGTTGTTAGATTGTCGGAAGTCGGAAAAGGAAATCTTATAGATGGATTTGGCAGACCTAATTTTGGAAATGATACTGCAACTGTTGATGAATTTATACAGGTTGCGTATGAGGAAGTAGGTTATGTCGAAAAGAATAGTAATGCGAAATTAAACGATAAACTCGCTAATATAGGAACAGCTAACTACACGAAGTATGGAGAATGGTACGGTTATAACCCAGCATATTGGTGTCAACAATGTGTTTCTTGGATAGCTAATGAAGCTTGCATTCGACATAAAAATAGTTATAAGGAAGAATGGATTAAAACACAACATGGTTGGAAATTCAAAATGGGTAATAATTATGTTAAAAACTTATGGAAAGAAATAGATGGTAGGTGGTACGCATTTGATGGAGAAGGCTATGCTATTTGTGGATGGTTTATAAGTAGTGGAGCTTGGTATTATCTCAATCCGGCAGACTATGCTATGTTATCTGGCCAATGGATAAAAGACAAGGGAAAAGACTACTACCTAGATAAAAACGGTGCGATGCTTACAAATGCATATGTTAAAGGTTCATCTGGAATCTATCATTTCCTTAATGAAAAAGGTGAATGGGATAAAACACAAGACACGGATTCTCCAGATAGAAAGAATTGGGATGTTATAGAATAAAATGATAAGTTTTAAGCATAAGGGTGATTTTAATAATACAGTTAAGTATTTCAACAAGACCAAAAATATCATCAAACAAATCGACTTTGATAAATACGGCGAAGCTGGCGTAGAAGCCTTAAAATCGGTAACCCCTTATGATACGGGACTTACCGCAGGTAGCTGGTACTACAAAATATCTAAAAACAGCAAAAGGGTTAAGATAGGATTTTATAATTCAAACATAAATAATGGCGTTCCTATCGCTATTATTTTACAGTATGGTCATGCGACAAAAGGTGGAGGGTTTGTATCTGGTAGAGACTATATAAACCCTGCCATAAAAGATATTTTTGATGAAATAGTGGATAATGCTTGGAAGGAGGTGACTGAGTAATGGGTTCTACAATAGACCAAAGAGTCGTAGAAATGCAATTTAGAAATGAAGATTTCGAAAGAAACATAAATACTTCTCTTAATTCTATAGATAGATTGAAGACTGGTCTGAATATGAGCGGAGCAGCAAAAGGTTTCGAGGCGTTTGGGTCATCGGTAGAGGGCATCAAAGTTAAATTTTCAGCATTGCAGACCATAGCAATGACCGCTTTAGCAAACATAACCAATTCGGTAATCAATACTGGTAAACATTTAGTTTCGTCATTAGCGATACAGCCAATAACAGAAGGTTTTAAAGAGTACGAGCTCAAAATGGGTAGCGTACAAACAATTATGTCAAGTACGGGTGCTAGTCTTGAAACAGTTAACAAATACCTTGCAGATTTAAATACATATTCAGATAAAACCATATATTCTTTTAGGGATATGACAAGCAATATTGGTAAGTTTACTAACGCTGGTGTTGATTTGGAAACTGCGGTAATGGCTATAAAAGGTGTTTCTAACGAAGCGGCGGTATCCGGAGCCAATGCTCAAGAGGCAAGTAGAGCGATGTATAACTTCTCACAAGCTTTATCTGCAGGTTATGTAAAGTTGATAGACTGGAAATCAATCGAAAACGCAAATATGGCCACGGTCGAGTTTAAAAATAAATTACTTGAGACGGCTGTTGCTGTTGGTACTGTAGAGAAAACAGCGGATGGCATGTATAAAGTTCTGACTAAGAATTCTAATGGTAAAACCATGAAAGAAACTATAAGTGCCACAAGGAATTTCAATGATTCATTAAGTCATCAATGGATGACAACAGAAGTGTTGACTAAAACGTTGAGAGATTACGCCGATGAAACAACTGAAATCGGTAAGAAAGCAATGGAAGCAGCGACCAAAATCAAAACTTTCACGATGCTTATGGATACATTGAAAGAGGCTGTAGGTTCAGGTTGGGCACAAACATTTGAAATTATATTTGGTGATTTCAATGAAGCTTCTGAATTATGGACAAAACTCGGTGATGTTATTGGCGGTTTTATATCTAAGACATCAGATGCTAGAAACGGGATTCTACAAACTTGGAAAAATCTCGGTGGTAGAGATGCGATGATACAAGGATTTAGCAACTTGTTTCAATCACTACTATCTATGATAAAACCGGTTAAAGAAGCATTTGAGAATATATTTCCTCCAAGCACTGTAACCAAACTCGGGGCTAATCTTGTTAGTATAACCCGTAACTTTCGAGAATTTGCATCACATCTTAAAATTTCAGACGAAACCGCCGACAAACTAAAAAGGACATTTCAAGGTGTATTTTCTATATTTGATATAGTAGGTCAAGTAGTTAGTGGAGTAGCTAAGATATTTGTAACGCTAATAGGAAACATGTTCGGTCTGACTGATGGGGTTCTTGGTATAACTGCTAGAATCGGAGATGTAATAACAGCATTTCGAAATTTTATCAACGAGAGTAAAGTGATATCAACCACTGTTGATGTGATTGTAAAACTTATCGAATTGCTTGGTACAGGACTGAAGAATATACAGCATGTCTTGTTAGATAAATTCGCATTCCCTGCGCTTGATGTTATCGGTAAAGGTTTAAAAGGCGTTGTCGATAGAATTGGAGAAGTTGTTAAAGGTTCTACAAGTATGGGCGCTACATTTGGCGATGCAGTGTCTAAAATGCGTGATAAGCTTGATAAAAGCGGAATTGAAAAAGCGCTTGGAAAGATTGCTGACGGATTCGTCAAAATAGGTAGTGGAGTAATAAACAAGGTTATACCGGCTATAGGAGAAGGGTTCGGAAGGATATTCAATTCTTTAATGACTGGGAATTTCGACAATATATTTTCTATGGTTGAAAGTTTCCTCGCTGGTGGAATACTTGTAAAGATATCAAAACTCATAAATAGTTTCGCCGATATAGCTAGTGGCGCTGCTGATTTCGCCGCACAAATATCTGGTATATTAGATGGCGTAAGAGGTTCCTTACAGGCGTATCAAAATCAGTTAAAAGCTAAGACTTTGATAAGCATTGCTACTGCTATAGGTATTTTAGCAGGAGCTTTATTTGTCATATCAAATATACCAGCTGATAAAATGGCAGTAGCCCTTGCCGGAATAACCGGTTTAATGGGAGACCTAGCGGCAATGATGGCATTATTTAACAAGTTTGGCGGTATATCTAATGTTAAATCATATTCTTCAATGATACTAATGGCTACGGCGGTAACAATTTTAGCCGGTGCTTTAAAGAAAATTGGAGATTTAAACTTACAACAAATGGCTATAGGTTTAACAGGCATAACTGTTCTGATGGGTGAATTAGTTGGCGCGGCAATGTTGATGAGTCTCAATAAAAAGGCAATGATAAAAGGCGCTGGTGGTATGGTTATATTTGCTCATGCAATAAAAATACTCGGCGATGCATGTATCAATATTGCTCAATTAAGTTGGGAAGGTCTTGCTAAAGGACTTGCTGGTGTAACTGTTCTAATCGGAGAAATAGCGTTATTCCTTAATTTTGGAAATACCGGTGCAAAAACCATGGCTAGTGCAGCTGGAATTTTGATATTATCACAAGCAATAAAAGAACTAGCTAAGGCCGCTAAAACATTCGGTGAATTTAGCGTTGAAGAACTCGTTAAAGGTGTATCTGCAATCGGTGTGCTTTTAGCCGAACTTGCGATATTCACCAAACTATCAAGTGGAAGTAAGAATATGATAACGGTTGGTGCCGGAATGGTTATATTATCGCAATCGTTAAAGACACTTTCGCAAGTAGTAAGAGATTTGGGTTCGATGAGTTTGGAACAAATAGGACATGGACTTATAGCTCTAGCTGGTTCATTAGCGTCAGTGACAATTGCCATGAACATAATGCCAAAAAATATGCCAACAATAGGTTTGGGTATGATAGCAGTATCACAAGCTCTCAAAATGATGGCAGAGGCATTAGAAAAGAACGCAGTATTATCATGGGAACAAATAAGTAAAGGACTCACAGCAATGGGTGGGGCGTTAGCTATTGTCGCTATAGGCGTTAATGCTATGAAAGGCGCACTTCCGGGAGTTGCAGCTATGATGGGAGCCGCAGTAGCTATTGGCTTACTTACACCTGCATTATATGTGCTTAGTAAAATACCAGTAAAAGGTATAGCAGTTGCATTGGGAGCACTTGCTGGAACGTTCGTTATATTCGGATTAGCTGGAATGGCATTAGCTCCTATAACTCCTGTGATATTGGCATTAGCAGCGGCATTCGCAATATTCAATATTGGCGTGTTAGCGATGGGTACAGGTTTATTAGCCGCTAGTGCAGGAATGTTACAAATGTCTGCGGCTATGACTACAATGGCTGCAGCATCTACAGTGTCAACAGCGGCGTTTATTGCTAGAGTCAAAATGCTGACTGATGCGGTAATAGGTTCTATACCTTACCTAGCTACAAAACTCGCAGAAGGATTTGCGATGTTTGTAAAGGGGTTAGCTGATAACGCTGTTGTAATCGGACAAGCATTAAAGACTCTATTTTTAGAAGCGTTAAAGATTTTCGAAGAATCAATACCAGAGATTGTTGATGGCTTGCTTAAACTTCTAGACGAAGTATTGAAATCATTGGTTTCGTACGCCCCGTCAATAATAGATTCGATAATGGTATTTCTAATAGAAGTCATTAATGGAGTTGCAAAAAGAATACCGGAACTAGTAGATGCGGCTGTAACTTTAATAACCAATTTCTACGGTGCTATAGGCGATGCTGTTATGAAACTTGATACCTCTGGACTAATAAAAGCAATAGCTGGTACAGCTTTTGTTACAGCTCTTATAGCGGCACTTGCTGCTGTATCGGCAATGATACCACAGGCAATGATAGGTTTATTAGGTTTGGCAGGATTTATAGCAGAATTGATATTAGTCGTTGCTGCTATAGGAGCATTTGCACAGCTCCCCGGATTAAGCTGGTTAGTTGGTGAGGGTGGTAAAATGCTTGAACAATTGGGCAATGCCATCGGCAAATTCGTTGGAGGCTTCGTAGGTGGAATATTCGAAGGAATATCGAGTTCTTTAGTTACTGTAGCTGATAACTTAACAGAATTTATCAATCATCTAAAGCCTTTTATAGAAGAATCATCTAAAATAGATGCGACATCTCTAGAAGGAGTCAAAATGCTAGCCGAAGTTGTAGCTACATTTACTACGGCAGCATTATTAGACGGAATAACCAAATTCATTACTGGAGGTTCTGCTCTTTCTCAGTTTGGCGAAGAGTTGGCTAAATTTGGACCAGCAATGAAATCATATTCTGATAGCATCACAGGTCTTAACTCTAATTTAGTAGTTGAATCAGCGACAGCGGCTGAAGCACTTGCCACAATGGCACAGAAACTCCCTAACGAAGGAGGAGTTCTAGGATACTGGGTTGGGGAAAACTCGTTAGCATCTTTTGCGGAAGGTCTTATACCTTTTGGGTCAGCTATCAAAGAATATTCGTTAAACGTTAGTGGTATAGATACAAATGCAGTAGTAAATTCAGCAACAGCGGCAGAAGCACTAGCGGTTATGGCTGAGAAATTACCGAATTCCGGAGGAGTTCTAGGATATTGGGTTGGAGAAAATTCGTTAGCTAAGTTTGCCGAGGAATTAAAACCATTCGGAAAGAGCATCACCGAATATGCCGCAAATGTGACAGGTCTTGACGCAGGGGTTGTTCAAAATTCTGCAAATGCTGCATCGGCTATGGCAGAGTTAGCCAATAAATTACCTTCGAGTGGAGGTATATTAACCGAGTTATTTGGTGGTAAAAGCGATATGAAAGCTTTTGGTGATAATTTAGCTAGCTTTGGTAAATCCTTTTCGTTATATTACGAAAACATTAAGGGTATAGATGTTTATATTTTATCATCTGCAACAACTGAGTTTGGCAAATTAATAGATTTGAGCAAGAAGGCGAGCGGAATAGATACAAGCGGTCTTTCCGGATTAGGTAAAAGTCTTAAAGAACTTGGAAAAAATAGCGTCGATGGGTTCATAGCGCAATTTACGGAAGCTTCCGTAAAAGTTAATATGGCAATAGACAATATGATAAATTCGATATCGTCTAGTATTACATCTAAGCAATCAATAATTCAAAATAATGGTTCAAACTTAGCAGAGGCGTTATCTGTTGGAGTTTCAGCAAAGACAGAGTTTGTTATATCTAAATTCACAAGTATGATGGATAGTATATCAAAAGCTATATCAGATAAGATACCAACTGCGGTTAACGCTATGAATAATTTATTATCTTCATTATTGACTGCTATATATAATAAATATACCGATTTTCATACAGCAGGTTGCGAACTTATTGTTAAGCTCGTAGCGGGAATACACCAAAAAGACCCAGAAGCGATAAATCTCATGAAAAATATAATCCAGAATCTTCTCGATGCTTTAAAAAGTAGAAACACGGAGTTTGAGCAAGGTGGTAGAGATATTGTCGTTAGTATGAACTCTGGTATGACATCTAAAACAGATGAAGCTAAAAGTACAATGGCTAATCTTCTAAAAGATATGTATGATAGTGTTAAAGACTATGATAGGAAGTTTGAGGATATTGGTAGGCTTCTTGTAAAGGGTATAACCAAAGGAATCAGAGAAAACGCTAGAGAGGCGATAGAAGCAGCTAGAGATATGGCTAGGGCTGTTGATAGAGCATCTAGAGACGCTCTCGATATTCATTCTCCATCAAGAAAATTCTATGAGATTGGTAAATTCGTCGTTAAAGGTTTCGTTAACTCTATAAACGATAATTTATATTTATCAGATGAAGCAGGAAGAAATCTCGGAGAATCTTCAATGAATGGTATTGGAGATGCAATACAAAAAATATCCGACGTTATAAATTCTGACATGGATTTCGAACCGACGATAAGACCCGTATTGGATTTATCTAATGTTAAATCTGGAGTAAAGACGATACATACAATGTTGTCTACAAATAAAGCATATCAAGCAAACACTTCAATCGGAACTAATAGAGAAGTTGAAAATTCTGGTCAAAATGTTAAAACTGGAAACGTATATCAGTTCACACAGAATAATTATTCTCCGAAGGCTTTGTCCAGAATTGATATTTATAGACAAACAAGAAACCAATTTGCAAATATAGAAAGGGCGTCAACCATATGATAAAAAGCGTTAGTATCATAAACTATCGTAATGAACGACTTGATATGATATTGGATAAGCCCGAACTTTCCGGGTTCGTCATAAGAAAAATTGATGGACTCGGAGCCGCTAAGGCTAATGTAAACATAACCGATATCATAACGACAGACGGTGGTATATTTAACTCAGCTAGATTAAGTTCTAGGAACATTGTTTTGGATTTGATATTCTTTGGAAACGATATAGAGGAAATAAGACAACGAGCATACAAATATTTTCCGATAAAGAAAGAATTAACTTTTATTGTTAAAACAGATTACCGAGAACTAGAGATATCTGGTTATGTCGAGACAAATGAACCTAATATTTTTAGTGAACAAGAAGGGACAAACATATCGATAATCTGTCCTAATCCATATTTCTATTCTAAAAACTCTAATTACACTGTGTTCGCTGGAGTTGAACCATCTTTTGAATTTCCATTTAGCAATGAATCTCTTACAGAACCACTGCTTATAATGAGCGAAATCCAAAATAAAACTGAAAATGTTATATATTACTCCGGAGATTCGGACGTAGGTGTTACTATGCATATTCATTGTATAGGAGGTGTTGGTGATATAACAATATGGAATGTAAATACAAGACAGAAGATGATAATAAATGCCACTAAAGTTGGGGTTCTGTTAAACAACACTGCTTTTAAATCTCTAGATGATATTTTAATAAAAACAGAAAGAGGCGATAAGGGCATATATTTGATAAGAGAAGGTGTATTCTACAACATATTAGGTGCTCTTGACCCGGGTTCTGAATGGCTTAGAATACATAAAGGCGATAACATATATGCTTTTACAGCAACTAGCGGTGTTGAGAATCTCCAGTTTAGAGTTGAGAATAAAATTCTTTATGAGGGAATATAATGGATATTACAATACTTAATCAAGATTTAGTCCCAATAGACATTATAGATACATATTCATCAGCGATATGGACAGACAGGTACAATTCTAATGGCGACTTTGAGATTAGTGTTCCGGCAAGCGAAGAGTATATAAGAAACTTTAAGGTCGGGAGTTATTTAATATGTGATTCATCAGAGCACGCTATGATTGTTGAAAAGGTTCAGATAAAAACTGATGCAGATAACGGAGACACAATAATAATCAGTGGAAGGTCTATTGAATCTATTTTAGATAGACGAATTATATGGGGGCAACATACTTTCGATGGTAATGTCGAAGAAGTAATTTTCAAAATGCTTGATTTATGTCTAGGACATCTTGCAAGCCCTGAGCGACGAATAGAAAACGTCGAACATATTCCATCCGCTGATAGTTATATTCGTACACTTAGAATCAATCTACAGTGTACAGGAGATAACCTATACGATGTTATAACAAAGATAACAAAAACACTCAGTATAGGATTCAAAATGGTTATAAAAGACAGAAAGTTTATATTCTCTCTGTATAACGGAAAGAATTATTCTGAATCACAGCTTGTAAATCCTTATGTTATATTCTCACCACATTTCGATAACATGCTTAACTCGAATTTCATGGAGGATATTTCCCCTTTAAAAACCTCTGCTCTTATCGGAGGAGAAGGTGAAGGTCATGAACGAAAATATATGGAGGTATCTTCGGATGTTATAGGTGTTGATAGGAGAGAAATGTTTGTTGATGCCAGAGATGTATCTAGCAGAATTGACAATGACCATAACATGCCTTTGGAAGAATATAACAAGCTACTAACTCAAAGAGGTCTCGAAAAGCTGACTGCTAGAAAAGTCGGTATGAATTTCGAAGGAAAAATAGAATCATCACAGTTATTTGTGTATGGTAAAGATTACAACATAGGGGATATAGTTCAAATAGAGAATGCTTATGGATGTGTTGCGGCTTCTAGAATAACGGAAGCGGTTATATCTTATAACTCAGACGGGTTTTCCATATATCCAACATTACAAACTATTATTTAGAAAGGAGGTATACTATGAGTGTTACAAGTGGATTTTTCGACTCTATAAATGGCGATAGAAAATACAACGCCGAACAGATGTCGTCTATATTTGATGGTATTGTAACGGATGGAGTCTTTCAAAATATCGGAGATGCTTTTAGAGTTCAATCAGTATCCAATCTTGATATCACTATTGGCATCGGTAGGTCATGGTTTAAACATACGTGGTTATTTAATGACTCAATACTGAGATTGACTCTTCCACCAGCAAATGTTTTACTTGATAGAATTGATGCTGTAGTTATAGAAGTTAATCATGAGCAAGGCGTACGAGCTGGTTCCATAAAAATTATTCAGGGAACACCATCAAGAACTCCAACTAGACCAACGATGGCTAGAGAAGTGCTTGTTCAGCAGTATCCATTGTGTTATATTTTCAGAGCTCCGAATAGTCAAGCAATAACGCAGGCAAACATAACTAATGCAGTAGGAACATCGGAGTGTCCTTATATTACGGGTATATTAAGGACTCAAAATATTGATAATATTGTGACACAATGGACAGCTCAATTCAATGAGTGGAATTCGGCTAAAAGAAGAGAGTTTACAGAGTGGTTTGAAAGCATAAGAAATTTATTAAATAACTCAGACACAACAAGGTTGGCAAGAGTCATTGATAGAGCCAATAATGTTATTGATGTTTGGATGAGAGTTTCTGGTTTTTCCAACACTGTTCCATATAAATTACGAATTGATATTTCTGATATGAAGTCTACCGATAGACCTGAAATATATTATACGATACCGGATAACATTACCGACGTTAATAAAATAAAAAAGATGCAGAAATCTTGCTCATGCATTGACAAGGTTAAAACTTTCGATAGATACATTGAGATTTTGTGTTATCGGAAGAAACCTGACGAAGATGTTTTATTATCTATAAAGGGGGTTTGGAATGGCTGATGCATTGTTACGATTCGGTAATGGTAGCGGTGGTGGTTCTGATGAAACTACAGCTACTAAGAATCATGTTTTAAGAGGGGTTACTGCTATAACATCCGATAGTGGTGACGAACCGGTAGAAGGAACAATAATAACAAGAGGTTATCGAGGTCCAAATAGTACTGAAGTATTTATGTATCAACCAGACGGTGGTTATGTTGTTAGAATGGAAGAAGGATATTACACGAAAGACCCAAGTGGTACTTGGAAACCTTATGTTGTTATTTCTCCTGCTATAATGAAATCGGCGGTAAACTATCATCCTGAGAAGACTTTGTCTGATACAAGAACTTGTGAAGAGCAAGGTAAAATCAAAATGATAAATACACAGGATAACGGATACGCCATAAATCAGGCAAAGGTTTTCGCATTAGATGGCGGTAGAGGGAAGTTAGTTATGCTAATGGGCCATGGTAATGCATATTATTATCGCCCTGATGGTAACCCACATGTCGAAGTAAATGCCTCAGAATTAGGTAACGCAGTCAAAGAATCAGTACTTCAATGGCAAACTGCCTCATCTCAGTACGGGATTAATTTTCAGGGTACCATACCAAGATGGATATGCAATACTGGAGATGTTATATCTGCCGTTGATACACATGGTTTTGTATGGGATGATTCGACAGGGGCTAATAGAGGAAGAGGTATTGTATCAAAAATAGCAAACGGACATTATATCCAAGGAGCTAATTATGTGTTCTTGCCTAGTCCAAATTTATATCCACATAACATACGAGCAGGAGTTAATATTAATGGTATAGTCGGCACAATGCCAGATTACTCTACTGGTAGAACGGTTTTTAACGGAGCCACCTTTGATGGTACTCTTTTATCAGGGGTGGCGAATAAAGATTTTTTTATCGGTAGAGATTACTATGCAAATAGCTTAGACAATAATTATAGGTATTCTGGCATATATGGTGGAGGCATAAACTTAACATTGTCTACTGGTATTTACACACTTAGAGGTAGGTATATAGGTTGTATAACTTCGCAATCTACAAACCTAACGCCGTTTAACAGGATAGATGTTTATTGGAGATTTGTTGGAGATATAAGAAACGATGGTTATATAAACTTTTCAGCTGGTGTAACAACACTTTCACATCTTAGGAGAGGTGGAATGAGCGTTGCAGGTAGTATCAAAGATGGATTTACTCAAGAAGTAGTTTCGGTTCCAGCTTCATCACCACATATAGATCGGCAAGGTAAAATAGAGTTGTATGTTGGAGGTGTTAATGAGCAGGGTTATTTGTGTTTTTACGCATCAGCAAATATAAATAACAGAAATAGAGATTTAGTTAATGGTAGTATACAAATAACAAGAATTGATTTTTTAAACTAGGAGGTATATTTGAGGTTTACAGTTTTATATAAAGAAGAAACCGGAGAAATTGTATATTCTACAACTTTGAACGTCGGAGTTGAAGACTTAGCGGTAGCTGAGTTTGATGTTGCCGACGGAATGACTCTTGTTAGGGTCGATACGTCAAAAGAAGAACATGTTATAATAGCAGAAGAAAACAGTATAAGCGACGAAGCTAAACTTCGAAAAGAATTTGCGGAGTCATCAAAAAAGATAGACGCTTTGATAGAATCTCATTCGATTCTTGAGAAACAAGTTCGAGAGCTTACCAAAATAGTGACAGGTGGCATTGATAATGTCGAAACCGGAGAGAGTGCTAATTAAATGGAGTCATTAGAAGTATTGCGATTTTTGGATATGCTCGGCGTACCAAGTTTATTTGTAATAACCGTTATGATTTTGCGATATTTGTTAAAAATGGGCGCCGGAGTTCAGGCTCTATTAAGAAATAATTTATACGATCTTTATGATATTTGGACTGCTAGAGGTTACGCTCCAAGAGATGTGAAAGCAAATTTTGAAAATCTTTATGTTTGGTATCATTCTCTTGGTAAAAACGGGGTTATGGGAAGGAAATACGAAGAGTTTTTAAGGCTTCCTGATAACCCACCATCATAGAAAGGAACAATATGGATTGGAAAAGAAAATTAACAAGCAGGAAATTATGGCTATCTATAGCAAGTTTTGTAAGTATGTTGATAATCGCCAGAGGTGGTACTGAAAGTACGGCGACTCAAATATCAGCTTTGATTATGGCAGGTGCAAGTGTAATCGGATATTGCGTAGCCGAAGGCCTTGCTGACGCTGGAAATAAGTCTGATATATTGCAGTAAGCAGTAGTTAGTTCATACATTACTCCTACAAAAGGAACTCTAAAACCCATTATGTATAAGAAATAAGTCTTTTAT